GCCGCATCACTCAGCTTCCGCACCCCAGCGCACAGGGTGATCTTGTCTGGAGCGTAGGCGGCGTCGATCTCGCGGACGGAGACGTTGTCGAAAAACACCGTCGCCCCAACACTTGCAGACTCCACATAAAGCGTTGCATCAATGGTTGTAGCAGTCGCAAAAACTCGCCACACAAAAGTGCCAGTCGTGTTTGTGGCGTTTACATACTGCGAGGAACCAGCACCAGAATTGCCAAACCTAATAGTGGCGTTAGCCGTTCCTGCTACAGCTTGCGCTCTAATCTCATACCATCGATTAGCTGTAACAGTAATGGCTTGCGATGCTCTACCAAAAGTAGTAGAGTTTTCAACCTTTAATTGACCACCAACAACGGACAAAACCCCTCCAGACAGCGCAGTCCATCCGGTAGTATTCGTATCAAACGTCCCATTGACCACCAACTCCGGCCCAATGATCGGAGGATTCGTCGGGCCAGCTCCGAAATCAATGCTGTTGGTTTGCAGGAAGTCGTCCACCCCGTCTGCTTTGAGATAGCCGGGGAAGCCGTTGGTGTCGTAATCCGTGCTGGTGTTCACCCGCTGATAGAGCGGCATGGTTCCGGTGGCTTGGTTCGCGGGACGGTGATCAGGTCGGCGCACAAGAATTCCAGAAACACCATCACCAACCCATGCTATCGACGGATCACCGGCTCCAGCGGGATCTGCAATATACAAATAATATTCGTACCTGCTGGCTTGTGATATGACAAGTCTTATTCGGTAGTAACCATCAGATGTCAATTCAACATTTGAGCTAATGACACCCGCTCCAGATGTTCTAATGACACTGCCAGTGGTTAAATTAACTGTTATATGTGGGCCAGTTGACAGTGGACTGCCTATAGAAAGCAGCGAATAGCCATCTGCCTTTGCTTCAACAGTTAAACATCGATCAGTTAAATCAATAACATCCTGATACATCCCATGCGTTCCTGATACCGCCGTTGGAATCAGTTTTTCACCGGAAATGTTTAATCGCTCTTTTACCCAAGCCGCATCATCGAACTGCTCGGTCTTCGTCAGCAGATTCACCCGCTTCGACCAGATCGGTCGATTGCCAGAGGCTGGCGCATAGCGGTGATTGCCGGGGAGTTCGCGGACGGATACGTTGTCGATAGCACCAGAAAAGCCACTACCGCCAATTTGAATTACGATCCGATTTGGATCCGCAGATGTAAGCAAATACGCTGTATAGTTACCGGGTGACGTTTGATAAGCAAATCCGGATACCGTTACATTACTTACGCCATTATAAAGACGAACAATTACGTCGCCAGAAGACCTAGACACCAGACCCCAAGAAACTTTGAACCACCTGCTTCCAGCGGTTGGTGTAATAGAGGAAAAACTAACTCCCGACGTTGTTGCTGTTGAAACTAACTGACCTCCTGTGATAGAGACATCTGTTTGCAGAGTCCATCCAGCCGCACTGCTGAAATCCCCATTCGTCACCAGCTCCGGCCCCAGCACCAGCCCCCGGCTCTTGTCCAACTGCAAGCCGACAAACTGCTCGACCGCAGTGACCGGGGTGGTTCCAGCTGAGTCTTGGAACAGGGTGGTCGTGTCGTTGTCGTCGTACCACCAGCCTTGTGAGCCGTCAGCAAACAGAGCTTGGACGTTCTGCGCGAGCAGGTTATAGCGCGGCTCTGTCGCAGCCAGAGACAGACCGATGCGCATGTCAGGCCAGGCCTACGATATTGGTAGCGGTGGTGTTAGTGCTGGACACCCGCACAATCATCACCGGCAGGATGGTCCCGGCAGGCACGTTGTAGAAGATGGTGACATTGCCGTCAGGATCGGTGATCTGCACGTTGCCGGCACCACCGACATAGATCGCCCGCACCGGCGTGGCCAGATCACTGTTGGCTGGCGTGATCGCATAGGCCCGCGATGCGGAAGAATCCGGGCTGGTCGGGAATGGCAGGTTAATCATTTCGATCCTCTTGAGGCTTTCATATTGTCGATCAGGTTAGGGTAAGGCCGTCCTGCTTTGGCTGCAGCCCGCATGGCGCTGCGCTTCTGACCCGCGGTCAGCTTCTCAGGCTTGCCCAGGTCTTTAGGCCTTGGTTTGTCCCAGACCTCTTTCATTTCTTCATCCCATGCTTGTCCATCTCTGCTTCCAGCTCTGCAGCCATGTAAAGCTCATGCTCGTTCGCCTTCCGGCGTCCAGCCCGCTGCGCCATCATCTGGGCGACCTTGCGCTGGAAGGCAGTCGGTTTGGCCATCATCTTCTCTTCGTCTTCGCCGTTCTTCTCAATCTCGATCTCGATCTTCATTTCTTCTTCATCCCGGCTTCACTCATGGCGATGGCGACGGCCTGATCGCGGCTGGTGACCTTGTCACCGCTCGAGCTTTTAAGCTTACCGGCCTTGTACTCGCGCATTACTTTCTCGACCTTCTGCTTCATCTTGTCGCTGTAGTGTCCAGGCATCATCAGGCTCCTGACATCAGACCTGCTCGAGGGGTGCGGCGCACGGCTGCAAGCCTGCCACCGCGGCGCTCTGCCAGCTCACGCTGCAGGTTGCTCTGCAGCTGCTCTGCTTCTTTCTTGAATGACTCAGTCTGGAAGGGCTCAAGGGCCGGGGCAGACGGTGGTGCCGGTGCGACCGGAGCCTGGCGCTCGAACGTCGGTACAGGCCGCGGCTCTTCGTAGGTCTCAGTAACAGTCTTCGTTCTGCCAAGCGCACCCTTCTTAAAGGGTGATAGCGCAGCAAGGCCACCCCGCGGGACTGTGACCTGCTCAGTCTTGGTGATGGTCGGATTGGCCCTCAGATCCTCCAGCTGGGCCTGGTAGGCCTCCAGAGCCTGCTGGTAGTCGGTACGCTGCCTTTCATACTCGGGAAGCAGCGTGGTGCGGTAGGCCTCCATCTCAGCCTCAAACGGGGCCATGCGCTCTGCGCCTGCCCGCTGGTACTCTACGAAGGCCTGTGCCTGGCGCTCTTGCAGCCCAAGGACTTCTTTCTCAAACTGTTTAGACAGACGCTCGACGTCAGACGTCATGCGCCGTGCTGCCATGCGTTGCTGGTAGCGGGTAGCCATCAGACCATCCCCTGGGTGCCTAGCACCGGGCTGGTGATGCCCAGCTCGGGTGTGAGCCGTTCTTGGGACAGCAGGGATCGGCGGCCTCCTCGGGTCCGCGCTCGCAGTGCGGTGGCTTCTGCGGCAGCGGCCTTGCGCCGCTCTTCCTCTGCTGACTTTCTGACAGACTCTGCCTGCTGCTGCATGGCAATCTTGTTTTCCTGGTATTGCGCCTGGCTGGCCTCGAAGGCCTCCCGCGCCACCTTGGCCTGTTGCTCCAAGCTGGCACCAGTCTTGGCATATGCCTCGGTCTGCGCAGTGATCGCCTCACGCATCCGCTCGGCATCCAGCGCCTGCTGCTCCAGCTGCTGGATCTGTTGCTGGCCAGCTGACTTCCTGGCTCGTCTGGCCTCGTTAGCCTGAGCCGCAGCTCCAGCCAGAATTGCCGCTGCGATCCACCCCATGATTACCCCGCAGTCGATTGATCAATCAGATCAGGATCTGTCTCATCGGTCGCATGGATGCAGTACCAGGTGCTGTTCATCATGCCAATGATCCTGTGCTGCGCCCCGGCCTTGATCAGAATGCAGGCCGGCGCACCGTAGATCTCAGTCTCGCCATCGACCTCAACCGCCACGCATCCCTCTGCCAAGACCGACAGATGGTCATACTTGTGGACATGCTGAGTGAAGACTTCATCTTTATGAAGTCTCATTTCCTTGGCGTAGACACCACCACCAAAGTGATGCGTGATGCGACTAGACAGATCGATGTCCACAGGACGATTGTAGGCAGACACCAGTCCTGGACAATGCACCGATATCGCTGCGGTATCGGTAGGCCTGTTGCCTGCCATGACCGTAGCCGATATAACACCTCACCCGGGGGGGGCCGGATCTTTTTCTGCAGGAAGGGTTCATGGTATCCCTGCAGTCAGGCGCTCTGGTTTATCTAGGCTGGTTGGCCTTTCGGCCTTCCCCGAGCTCCTGGCCCCGTTCGCCTTGCGGCTACTTAAGCACCACCCGGTTTGCCACGTTTATCCAGGTCGGTCGCGCCAACCTTCCTGAGGGCTGGGTTATGGCCCCCTCCGTGTTGGCACTGACCAAACAAAAAACCCTTGCAGCTGCCCCCCGGTGAGAACCCAGACCGGAGGGGGACTGGGCGGGAGACATGTGCAAGGGTTCTTCTGTCGGTTCTCACGCCAACAGGACAGACTCTATCACATCATCCAAAGACGTCAAAGTCTGCGGTGACCACAGTGGGTTTGAGCATGTTCTGCACACCGTGGCTGGGTTTGCGGACCATGCGGTTGTACTCACCGCCGCCCAGCATCAGGTAGCCGAAGGAGTCTCCGATGTGTGAGTGTTCATTCTTGTTGGGTGCATCTCTGAACCGTTCCTGGCCGGCACCGATGGCAACCCGCTTGAAGTGATAGCCCCCTGCCAAGGCCTTTCTGATGCCCTTGCAGGCGCGATTGACGATGAGTCCAGGCTTACCCATTACCAGCCTCTGCATCGGGGCTGCAGCGGCTTCTCGTCTGACCTTGAAGTCATTGCTGGCAGTGGGTTGTGCCTTCAGACCGAGTGTGCGCAGGTACTCGAATGCGGTGGTCTCATAAATGGCGTCCCTGGCTTGGCCGGCAGGATCACCCCAGACCAGTATCTGGTGAGTCGGGTAGCGCATGTTGATCTCAGTGAGCAGCTGCTGGCCGAACCGCTCGAGGCCCATGTCGCTGGTCACGATCTCATGGTGGACCAGCCATTGGCCATTAGGGAGCCTCTGGCCGATCGTTGCTGCCGGGGTGAGACCAAAGTCCAGACCGATCTGGATCGGCACTGTGGGATCGACCTCGGTGTCGCCGGACATGCTGGCATCGTCATACTCTGGCCAGACGGGCCTGCCCTCTTGGACATATGTATAGAGGCCTGCTGCGTAGCATCTGATCCAGTCCAGGGTCTTGCCAGGCAGCATCTGCTGGTAGTACCCATCCGGCAGGTTGTTGATGTTCTCGGCCTGTGGGTTGACCCTCCACCACTTGCCTCCTATATACATATAGCCATTCTTCTCTGGTTCCTCAGGAAGCATGTCGCCGGGAACCTCGAGAACCCCGCCTGGTTGCTTCCAGAACCGCCATCCCTGTGGCCGTTCCTTCTCAGCCATGTTGTGCCACCAATGATCATCATCCATCGGGTTGGTGTCCATCCAGATGCCGTGCCAGGTCGCACCGCCATCCTTCTTGGTTGGATAGCGTCCAACCCTGTGCGTCAGACCATCTATAACGGCCTTGGGCAGCTCTCTGGCCTCATTGACCCATGCACCAGTCAGCTCGAGCGATAGCAGCTTCCTGACGTCCTTGGGCTGGTCCAGGGCCAGGAAGATCACCTCACAGTCAATCCCCGCGGCACCATCCCTCGCCGGCAGTCTGATGTGATGGGTAATGGGTGGCGTCCAGAGCATTGGCCCGAATGTGGCCTCCGGGAACAGATCCAGCCAGGTCTTGATCGTTGTGGTCTTCAGCATTGGGTAGCTGTTCCTGACCACCGCCCATCTGGAATATCTGACATTGTCCTTGGGGCTGGCCCTCTGCTTCACGGCCTGGATGAAGATCTTTGCCGCACAGGCATAGCTCTTACCGCTGCCAACCGGTCCCATGATCCCAGAGACAAAGTGTCTGCCCTGGATGAAGTCATAAACGGTCGGGCTCTTGCTGAAGTCCAGTCTCAGGCCTTCAGCCCCGACTGCCTTCGTTGATTGTTCCTTGGTTCTCATTGCGCCTGTTTCATTGCTTCGATGGTCATTGCTCTCTTTTTGCTCTGATCATCGCCGCAGCCGCCAGTGTGCCGTAGCCGTCGACCCCTGCCTGTTCGACAACCTTCGCACACGCCTCACGCTCGGCCTCCACAATGATCTGCACCAGATCAAGGTTCTGTTTTCGCTCGGTAGCAGCGACGATGGTAACCAAGCGTCTAAGCATCTGATCAAGCGAGCGCGGCATGTACGCATGGCCGTTGCGGATCTCGCATCCAGCCTCCCGCGCCATGCGGATAATGTCGGCGTGTGTCATTCGTCCTTCTCCTTCTCCGGGGCCACCACATTCACATCGATCACACTGGGCTTGCCATCCTCATCCTCAACCCGGTCCAACAACCCAGCGGCCTTCGCCAACAACCTCATCACCTGGACCTTGTCATACAGCTCCACCTCCAGCTGCCGACTCCCATCCTTCCCAATCGTCGCCTTCACACTCTTGATCGCCATCAACGCATGCTCAGGAATCCGACTCGCCGCCTTCACCCTGACATTGCCCTCATCATCCCAATCCAACACATCCGTGATCTTCGTGTTGCCCATCGCCAACAACTGATACGCAATAGCCTCCTGGTTGTGAATGATCGTCTTCGTCCTCTCCAACCGGCGCTGCACACTCTTCACCCCACCCCATCCAGCCAACACCGGGTACTCATCACT